AAACATATTATCTTGAGTACTTGTTGTACCTATAGTGGTTTCTGTTCCAAAAAATACTAAGTGTCTGTCGGGTGTAGATACTAATACATCTCTAGAAGCGGTAGGAGCTCCTGAAATAGCTGTTGCTCGTGTTGATGTAGCATTTGCTGCATCTGCGTCCCATTCAAAACATTTACTATCCGTGATTAAAGCTATGAGTTTAGTTCCATAGTTATCCAAGGTCCATGTTCCGGGCTTAATTACGTAGTCTCCAGAAGCCGGGTTTCCCCATCCAACGTAGTCAGATGAGTTGGTGACGGTATCACCGTCTGAGTGCGAAGCTGCAGTTGTATTTCTAACTCCTCGCGTAACACCTGTTAAAGTATTACTACTAATTCCTGTATAAGAGATTTCTTCTGTTCCAATTTGAATATATGAAGTTCCTGAACTTGGGAACAAAGAAGCGTCTGCTAATACAATTGTTGTTGTAGAAGCATTAATGGCTCCATTTAAAGTAGTAGTATATTCACCAGCCACAGTACCACCCCATTGGCCAATGCTCCATCCGTCTCCACCTAATTGTTTAGCGGGTCCGACTGAATAATATTGAAAATAAGTTATGCCTCCAGAAGTCGTGGCTCCTGAACCAGTTTCATTACTAGGCATTGTAATCGTAATAGTTGATCCTGTAGGAACACTTGTGACCATAAACTTTTTGTCACAAAAATCAGAAGCTCCAAAGTTAGAACCCGTAATAGAACTAAAAGTTGAAGTTCCACCAAAAAGAATAATGTCTCCTTTTGAAAAACTGTGATCGGATCCGAAAGTAATGGTTACTTCTGCATCTCCATTAGTTGTACTAAAACAATTAGATAAAGCTGTACCTGATGGATTAACTAAAGGGTGAATATCATAGAATACACCGCCAGAATATACATATAAAATTCTATTAGTTCCAATAGCAGAATACTTAACTTGGTTACTGTTTACAAAATGGTGAAGAGCTCGGGCTGCTCCGGTTAAATATTCTTCTCCTAGTTGAGCCCACCCTCCTATTTTCTCTGGTGTTGAGTACCTGAAACGTACATTATCTCCTCCAACCCATTGTCCTTCAGCGGTTGTAGGGGTAACTTGTTTATTAAATCCAGGCAAAAATCCTATCTTTTGTAGCATACAAAAATCCTTGTAATGAAAATATACTATATTAGCGGCGAGTTCAACCTAGTTTAGGTATGCCGAGTAGAGGTCTTTTATCATACAAATTGGTCTTTGCAAACCTTCCATCTGCATGATTATAGTGTAGAAATACCTGACCACAGAGTTTACCTTGGAAAGGTTCTCTCCAGTGTTCTAATTCACAGCCAGAATAAATAATCATATCTCCTGGGCCTAACGTATAAGGAATCCCTTTAGGAGCATTAGGTTTATGAATACCTTTGTATTCATCAATAACATTACTAGATCCTGTAGGGTCTATAAAAATAGGCCATGGATCTCCCCCTAAATTAAGAGTGGTTGATATTTCACAGCTCGGTCTATCTTTGTGCCTTTGTAGAATATTACCTGTTCTATATAATCTACAATAAGCATAGGTAGGGACTAATTTTAATCCGGTTTTCTTTTCCATTACAGGAATAGTTTTAACCAGTAATGTTTCCATTAAACGATCTGCATACTTTGCATAAGAATTAGGAACCTGTACATCTTTAAAATTCCCTATTAATAAATTTTTTTCATGGGTTACTCCATTTTTTAATAAATAAAAATCAGCTTCGGCCGATATTTGTAAATAACGATAAGCTATGTCACACACCTCTTTGGACACGGCTCCTTTAATCAATTGATATTTATCTTTTTTAAATGTAGGCATCGGCTACTTTCTCATATTCTGGAGGCATAATCTGATCAATTCTCCCTTGTTTATTTCTTCTAATTTGTAATTGATTTTTTAATTTAAATAAAGATCTGATCTCTTCATCGGTTTTTAATTCTCTACCTTCTAAATCAAATGTTTCTGGAGTCCAAATATTAACAATAATAGGAATTTCTTTAATACCTAATTCTTTGGCAACAGCCATTCTATTATTGCCCACGGTTACTTTAATAATAGGTCCATAATCGTGTCCATACTCAGCATACACGGGTTCTAAAATTCCATGTTTTTTAATAGAGGCCATTAAACTGTCTTTAAATTTTTTTTCTGAAGGCTCATGAAATTCTTTTCTATTCAGAAAGTGAATTTGATCAATAGGTAGCTTTGTGTAAATGAGTTTGTTTTTCATCATTAGGGGTTTGAATAAAATTAAAAGATACAGAAACTCTTAAACTTTTATCTCCTTTAGTTTTGGTATTATTTTCTTCTACGCCATGGGGAACCCATGCTGGAAACATAATACACCTTCCTTCTATTGGTGGAATTTTAGTTACTCTCCATAAAGGTCGTGGAAGATTAGGTACCCTTCTAGGTAAATGAATATTAGCTCCCGGTCTTGGATCTTCTAACCATAAACATCCTGCATCTTTGGGAACTTGAACATAATAAACTCCGGAAATATCTGTGTTAGGGTGAATATGATATTTGTTATAAGCATTAGGGGGATTAATATTAGCCCACATATTACCTAACCCTACTTTAGGTTCTATTCCATAGTCTTTAAAAATTTCTGTACACATTTGAAAAAGATGATTAATCAAAGGTTGGTATTCTTTTTTCTCATTCATATCAGTAGGACTATGCCATCCCCCACCTGAATTAGTTTTTTCCACTGTAGGATCTTTTTTAGACCAAGCTTTTATATGTTTAAATAAATGTTTATTTAAGTTCTTAGAATCGGGAAAGTCTTTGTGGTAAATAGGTGTTGGCCACATTAAATCTCTTTTAAGCATTATCTTAAAGGAGGTCCTCCAAACCACATAACCAGAGATCGTCTGATGCCTTTTTTAACAGGTGCTACTCTGTGTCGTAGGAACGATGCAAAGAAAATAGCTTGACCTTGTTTTAAATCATTAGGTCTTTTACCTTTATCCATAAACTCTAATTCTCCTCCTTTAAATTCTGAAGGATCAGAAAGTAAACACGTCATTGAAATCTTTCTTACAGTGGGTTCATGAGCAAAATTAGTATCAGAATCCATATGCCAATCATAAAAACCTCCTTTAGGGTATTCAGTAAATTGTCCGGGTTCTGTTAATCGCATACCATCAAAACCAAAATGATTTGCATTCGTTCTAAGCATAGTGCTTTCAATTGATTGGTACATTTCTGGCATATCTTTAAATGGAATCCAACTAATAGTTGTTACTCTTTTTTTAGTATCATGAACTCCATCTTTTTGTCCTCCCCCTACTTTGGCTTGTTCAGGTTTTAAAGAATGTCCCATATCAATAATCATCTGACATTGTTTGGGTGTAAAAATAGGCTCATTGGTGATGGCCATATAAGATTTCCAACGTGGTTCATGTCGCATTGGCATTATTTCTGTACCTCGCCAGCAGTTCTAGAACCAACAGGATCATAATCTACATCCACATTACAAACTAATGTTCTTCTTTTTTCTTTGTTTCCATTCCAAGGATAAACACAATGACGCATGTCATAAGGAAATACAAAAAAATCTCCTAGTTTAACATCAGGAGAATAATCTGTTTTAGAAAATTGACCTGCTGCCGCTCCAGAAATTTGAAGTCTTCCATTCATAGGTTTTGATTCTGCTGAATATTCCACCCCATAATCTGAAGGGAGTTTCATAACCATAACGGAAGATAAACCTGTCCATAATTTTCCTTGGTGAATATGAATAGGATTATATTCTCCGGCTTTCATTTCATTAACCCAGATAGAGTTAATGTTCATATCCTGATATATAATCTTATTCCAATCTAAGTAGTGTTTAAAAATAGAATAAAACCACTGCAGTAAATCAGTTGGTAAAAAATTATGTTGATGCATCTTCTCACTATTGGGTCCTGAAAAATGAAGAGAAACTTCATCTTGGATTTTACCCACGAGTTGTTTGTTAGCTTTAGGGAGTTCTTTTTTTCTTCTTTCGTAAATCTCTGTTAGACCAGCGAACACTTCTACCGGCGTTTTATATTTAAGGCAGGTTTGACCAAAGAATACAAAGTCAAAATCCATATTTACTTTCTTTTAAGTTGCTTCGGTGATTTGCTATCGAGTGATAATTTCTTTTCTTGAATATTTTTTTCTAAAGCTTCTAATTGTCCTAAGACATTAAAGACTTCAGGCTGGGATGTACCAGGAGTAATTGTTTTCTTTTGTTCTTGTAGTCTCAATAAATATGAATTGGCTTGGTGTGTATTAACATCTCTATCATCAAAAGAATTATCATGGAATTCTTTTTTAAGTTTAGACCAAGTTGATACTTCTCTCATTCTATGTTTTGCAACAAGTTCCATCTGTGCTTTACCATAGAGTTTTTCTTCTAATTCAACTTGCTTTAATTTTTTTTCTAATGGATCTTTTTCTTTCTTAATGTCTCTTCTTAATTTTTCTATTTCAATATCATTTTTTCTAGAATCAAAAGATAAATGAACTAAGTTTTCAAAGTGAGTATTTTGTTCCCTAACCGATTGCCAATACTTAGCCGCTTTGGTTGGATATTTATTGTCCGATAATACAGAAAATCTCATTTCAGTTTCTGTTCTAAACATCTGTTTCTTCATCCAAGTATCTTGAAGCTCAGGTATAAGTTTTTTGAACTGAACGACATCTTGTTTATCCAAGATATTAGTTAAGTACTTTGACTCAGTTTCTAGCTTTGCAGCGATGTTACGTTTTTCTTTATTCATTCTGGTTACTTATATAGGCTCTTTCTAAAGAAAAGTCAAGTCTAAGATGTAGTCACTGTGGATACAGTCGCAGGAGCGGTAAATTCTTCTACAGTAGTAGTAAGAGTAGTTGTAGCTCCCCCTGCCGCTAATCCAGAAACAGATGTTCCTGAACCTGTAGAGAAATAAGCTCTTGCTGTTCCCAAACTTTCAGTAGTAGACCAAGATGAGCCATTCCAAAGATCAGCTGTTGTAACTAATCCTCCTGGTGGTCCATATCCTGAAAAACTTAAAGTTGAGGTTTGTATTCCCAATGCACCATTACCATTTCTAACAACAGGAACATTTGTAATTTCTGTCCAACTTGTTCCATCGTAAGTTTCTGCATCTTGACCAAAAGGTGTAGGCACGCCTCCAGGAAGATCATTACCGCCAATGGCTATTGCTGAAGTTGAAGTTCCGGCTCCAGCATAATTTCTTCTTGCTAAGTTCATTTCTGCTACTTCTGTCCAAGCAGCACCATTCCAACTTTCAACAACATTTGTCAGTGTACTAGGATTACTTTGACCTGAATAATATAATGCTGCCGTTGAAGTTCCTGCCGAAGCATTAGCAGCATAGCCTCTCCCTGTATTTAAATCTCCCACTTCTGTCCATGAAGTTCCATTCCATTCTTCATTTGCAGTTGACAGCGTATAAGGAGCACCAGACAAACCACCGCTTGTTAAACCAGCCGTTACTGTTCCTTGTGATTTATTAGATTGACGACCTGTATTTAAATCTGCTTTTTCTGTCCAACTCGTTCCATCATACTGTTCATTAATTGAGAGATAATCTCCACCACCAGTTGTCAAAGCATCTGTTTGTGTACCATTACCTCCTGATCTTGTTCTCGCAGTATTTAAACTAGTTCCGCTAGCCCAAGAACCACTTGGTACTCCAGCCCCTGTTCCATAAACTTTTAAAGCTGAAGCAGGGGTATTAAACCACATTTGACCTTCGATTAAGAAAGAAGGACCGGATGGGAATGACCATTCTTCTGTTGCCGTACTATTTGGGGAAGAGCCCATTCCACCTGCTAATAAACCTGTTGTCGTTGTAGTCGATGCTCCTTTAGGAGAAGAGCCACCACTTCTCGCTGTAGAAAGATCATTTAATTCTGTCCAAGATGAACCATCCCATTCTTGAGTACTGGTCACATGAGTACTTCCATTATACTGTCCATAAAAAATACTGCTTGTTGAAGTTCCTGAAGAACTTCCAGCTCCTATTGTGCCTGGAAAAGCAGTGATACTCGTCCAACTTGATCCATTGTAAGAATAAGCAGTCGAAAGATAACTTCCACTATATCCACCCACCATTAAAGATGCAGTTTGAGTTCCAACACCCATACCTGATTCCGAGGCAGCCGGAATATTTGTTTCTTCGGACCATGTTGATCCATTATATTCTTCTACAAGAGCTGTATAAGTATCATCTCTCTCATTTCCACCCGCTGCTAAAGCTGCAGTCTGAGTTCCAACTCCTCTATTATTATGGGCATATCTTTTTGTATTCATTTCGTTTCCTTCTGTCCAGGAAGTACCATTCCATTCTTCAGAATCAGCAGTATCTGCAGGGGCTGAAATTCTACCTCCTGCTGCTAACGCTGCAGTTTGACTTCCTGCTGAAGCAAATGAACTTCGTTGTGTATTCAACTCGTTCACTTCTGTCCATGTAGTACCATTATATGATTCCACTAGGTCTTTATAAACCACCGGAGGAGTTGTAGTTCCACCAAAGGTTAAAGCAGCCGTTGCAGTGCCTGCACCGCCTACATATTGTCGTCCAGTGTTCAGGGCTGCACCACTAGCCCAAGATCCTACATTTTGAACCGGGTCACTATCTAGTGATTGTACTTGAAATCCTTTTATGTCTCTATAATTTGCCATGTTATACTAATGTAATTGTTTTGTTTGTGAGCGAAGCTGTCCACTCATTTGTTGTTGTAACTGAATCGTTTGGAGTTCCTATTCCACCCATAAATACACCACTAGTAGCCGGTCCACATCCTCCGCCGCCTCTTACTTGTATTGGATAACCACTTCCAGCAGTCCAAGTTGATCCGTTCCAAAAAGATTGACTCGGTGCACCTGTTGCAATACCACTTGGTCCAACCGGAGGCGGTCCACCGCCCATAGCTACCATTGCAGAACCTGTCGATCCTATAATGCCCATCTCTGATTTTGTAATAGGTAAGTCTCCAGTTTCTGTCCATGACGTTCCATCGTAAGTTTCTGTCACAGCACTATAAGGAGGGATATCTCCACCTGTGACTAACATAGCCGTAGTAGTTCCCACAGCGGCAGCTGTATAACGTGCTGTATTTAAATCTGCTTTTTCACTCCAACTAGAGCCATCAAATTGTTCTACTTTACCAGTCGCAGGATAACCACCACAGAATAAAGCGGCTGTTTGAACTCCTCCCATTCCTCCTGGTCCACCTCTTGGAGTATTTAACGTACTTGGATTATCACTCCATGACGTTCCATTATAAAGTTCTGTTCCATATGGAGAATTAGCATACACCAAAACGGATGCAGTTGAAGTTCCCGCTTGTCTTGATCCTTGAGTAGCTTCATTTAAATCACTTCCTTCTGTCCATGCAGTTCCATTATAAGTTTCGCTGTCTGCAGTAGCTCTAGG